TTTCCTCTTTTAGTTCTTCTTGAAAAGTAGTATTTAATTTTTCTACAATTGCATCAAGATCTCTTACTTGAGATTCTGCTGTTTCTAAATCATACTCTTTACTTGCTCTTGTTAATACTTGTACTATCTTTGCCATTAAGAACTCCCTGAAAATCCTGTTGGATCTCTATCATAAGCTTCTCTACTACCGGCTCTATCAAATCTACCACCTGTAAAATCTTGTCCTCGACCACCTTTTCCTTCTTGGAACATTCTATCTACAGCTGATCTTCTTGCTGCTTCTTCTTTTTCTTTTAAAGCTTCTAATTCTTTTCTTCTATTTATTAATTCTTGAGATAATTTTAAACCTTTTTTCTTTTTTTTCTCTTCTGTTTCTAATATAGTTGCAAGTCTTTTATTTATTGCTGATGTTAAACCCTGAGAACCAAACATAGATACTGGATTGTACCCTTGCATAATACCGCTTTGAATACGACCTATATTATCTAGTCCGGTTTCTTGTTCATAAAAATCTTTTAATAGTTTTTGTTCTGGTGTTTCTTTCATAGCGCTTAAAAGAAAACCTGCACCAGGTATAACAAGGTTTCCAATACCTCTTGCAATTGCTGAACCAACATCAAAAGTTTTGTTTTTTGCACCTGTTAAAAAGTTTGTTAGACCACTGAAATCTTTTGTTAATGCATCTCTTGTTGTGCCTAAACTAGTTCTAAAATCACCCGGTAAATTTCTTAAATCGTTAAATAACATGTCTCTAAATCTAACATTGTTAGCAATTCCATCTGATGCAACTTCGTTAATATTAAAAGTTTTTGTATTTATATCAGGTCTAGTAAAACCAGGTATAGTTCTATTTACACCAAGTGCATCGGTAAAAGTTTCTGGAGCAAACAAATCATCATAGTTTGCTATAGCCATGGCAGTAAGATTATTTGGAGGTAAATCTAAAGAAGATATACCTCCTTGTCCAGCCTCCTCTAACATTTTTTTATTTTTTTCTAAAGCGTCTTTTGCTTTGTCTATAGGTGAACCCTCTTCTCCAAGAGGAATATCTTCTGGTTTTCCTGAAAAAATTGTTTTAAGAAAGTTTGGTACAAACGCCATTTGATTAGAATTAATATTATTATTAATACCTAATATGCCAGATCTATTTTCATCAAAATTTATTGCCATTATCTACGCCCGTCCGGTTGTATATCTAATCTAAAAGTTCCTAATCTCCAACTTTGATTAGAAGATGTATTAGATATTTTAAGAGCTATAGCACGTGCACGAGCTCTTGTATCTATTTTTTTTGTGCTTGATGTAATATCAAAAGGTCCTAATGATGAGCTTGCTTGTGAATCATTAGGAAAATCTCTTAAATTTAAAGTAATTCTTGTAGCTCCTGTTTGAGATATAAAGTCTGGTATGAATCTTCTTATCTTCATTAAAAACTCTCCATCCCCTCTAAGATCTGCTATGCCTGTTGATTGTCCCGTAATACCTCTTCTTTGACTAATATCATAGTCTCCAGATTCTATACTTGCAAGAACAGCGGTAGTTGTTCCACCTTGCACTTGATCTGTCCCTGTTTCATGTTCATAGTATATTGTTCTACCTTCAGTGTTGCCCACAACATCAAAAGATGTGTCTGTTCCAGATTCGTATTCTGTTGCATGTGGTTTACCAAATACTGCAGAATCTTCCCACATAGTTCTAGCAAGTGATCCTACAGTCCATACCGGTCTTTGTCTTGATGAATCAAAATAATTATATGCAACCATTCTATTTACAACAGAAGATCCTGTTGTTGGATAAAACCACATAACTTCACCAAACAAATTATTTAATCCAGCAGACACCATTTGATTACCTGATGCTAGGTTTATATTATCATACACAAAATCTTCTACTAAACATGGTAATGATTCTAGTTTACCAGCATATCTAAAGAAACCATTCTCTGACATCCAATAAGCAGCACCATCAACTTCTACACATGCATTTTGTCCTGCTAGTCCACAGTTAGTTCCAACTTGAGCGAACGCAAACGTAAAGGGTTGACCTACAAAACGTTGTGTAAATAATGCAGTATCTGTCCAAACATATATTGCATCTCTACCTCGGATGGCTCCTCTGATCTGTGATCCATCAGCCAGTCTTTGTGTGCCAGCTGTATTAGTTGCTGTGGGTGTATATGTATTTATATCCTCTTGATCGGAGAATCTAATAAACATATCATCTTGTGTAGTAGGTGTTCCTATAGTTGTTTCTGTTCCATAAAACACTAAGTGACGATCTGGTGTAGATACAACCATATGTCTTGATGCAGTTGGTGCGCCAGTAATAATTGTAGCTCTAGTTGTTTCTGCATTTGTTGCAGCAGAATCCCAAGAGAAAACAGCACTATCGTGTATTAAACAAATTGCTTTGTCACCAAAGTTATCTAGTGACCACATACCAGGTTCTAATACTAAGTCTCCTGATGCAGCTTCACCCCATGCTACAAAGTTTGTTGTGCTTGTAACTGTGTCTCCTGCACCATGTGATGCAGCACTCGTGCCTCTAACTTCTCTTGTAACACCAGTTAGTTCATTAGAAGTGCTTATACCAGTGTAAGATATTTCTTCGTTATTTATTTTTATAAAATTTGTTCCTGTGCTTGGAAACTGAGATACATCTGCTAATATAATACCAGTTGTAGTTGAAGAGTTAATAGCACCAGATAAAGTTGTTATAGGCTCACCTGCAACTTCACCACCCCAAGATCCAAGGGACCAGCCAAAACCTTTTGCCTGAACAGCAGGTCCTACAGGATAGTAATGTTGTACTCTAACACCACCTGATGTTGTTGCACCAGATCCTGATTCTGCTGATGGCATTGTAATAGTTAAAGTTGTGCTAGATGGCACAGTTGTTACCATAAATTTTTTATCGTTAAAATCGGCTGCTGCAAAATTAGAATTAGTAATAGAACTAAAATTATCTAATAAAATTATATCTTGTGCAGATATACCATGATCTCCACTAAAAGTTATTGTAACAGATGTTGATCCATTGGTTGTGGTGAATGCACTTGTAAGAGTTGTTGTAGTTTTAATAGGGTGTATGTCATAGAACACACCGCCTGAGTATGCATATAAAATTCTGTTTGTTCCAATAATTGCATATTTTCTAGCTTTACTATTTACAAAATGATGAAGACCTCTACCTGCACCTGTTAGTGCATCATCTCCTAGTTGTTTCCAACCACCTATTTTTTCAGGTATGCCATATCTAAAACGAACATTATCACAGTCTATCCACTGTCCCTCTGCTCCTGTGGCTGAAAGTTGTTTATTTATACCTGGTTGAAAGCCTATTTTTTGTAGCATAATAATCCTATAATAATCAGGCAGGAGATGGTGTGGTGGTGTATCTCCCGCCAGATTATTATTCTACTATATTATTTTGGTAATTTAAAGCCTTTATACCATGCAGGCAACCCTATAAATGGCCTCGTATCAAACTCATTCTCCCTAGCCATCTTAGAGCCCTTTTTGTTATAATGTAGAAAGACTTGACCACAATGGTCGCCTTTGAATTCTTCTCGCCAATGTTCTAAATCACATCCAGAATATATTAACATATCTCCTGGTTCTAATCTTACTTCAATACCAGCTTGATTTTGTTTACCTGTTGGATCTAAATATATTGGCCAATCGTCACCACCAAGGTTTAGTGTCGTAGATATTTCACAACTAAATCTGTCTTTATGTCTAGCTAGTACATCTCCTTGTTTATATATTCTGGCATAAGAATATGTTTCTGATAATTTTAAACCTGTGTGTTTCTCCATAACAGGTTTTACTTTTTGTAATAAAGTTTCCATAACTAAATCAGCATAATGTGAATAAGTATTTGGAACTTGATGATCTGTCCACACACCAAAATATTCCGTAAATGGTGAAACATATTTTTGATCAAATAAAAATCTAGCAACTTTTCTTTTGTTTAAAAAATAGGCATAACAAAAATCAGCCATTTCTCTGCTTATAGCTTTTTTTAAAACACTATATTTATTTCTTTTGAACGACATTTAAAACTCCTTTCGATATTGCTTGAATGTTCCAGTGTATAAATCTAAATGGTTTATATCCCATATCCACAATATACTGATGTGGCATGTATGATGGAAAAAATATCATTCTACCTGGTTTTACTTGGTATTGTATTTGTGAAGAGGCATGAGTTACTTTTGTTTTATCTTTTTCAGGTAAAAGATTCATCATGTTACCCGGTCTTGGATCTTCAAACATAGGCATTGATGTAGATTCATCTGCTTTTAAAAAATAAAATCCAGAGATGTGCCCATTCCAATGAGTGTGTAATGTGTGATGTCCACCACCTTGTTTTGCAAACTCTTGAACCCATAACTCTGTTGTAAACACTTGATAATTTGTTAAATCAAAACCCATTTCACCCAATAAATTATAAGCTGTTGCACCAATATAATCTATTAATTTTATAAATTTGGGATCATCAATTAAAGAAGTTGAGTGAAATACATGACCCATATCTCCTTTATCCCCAAATTTTTTATTTCTTTTTTCTATTTGTTTTTTTAAATTTTTCTTAGATTGTTTAATATATTTATCTGATGCTTTGTTTAAATCATCAACAAACTCTGGCACATCTGCATACCATATGGGACATTTAAAATATTCCTCTAAAATTAATTGTTTTGGAAATTCTTTTTTCATAGTTATTTATAAGGCCATCCTAGATTCCATATTACTAAACTATATCTTGATCCTTTTTTTACTGGGCATACTCTATGCCAAACAAATCCGGGAAAAACCACTAAAGATCCTTTAGGTAGTATCTCTGTGCATTTTTTTACATTTCTTTTTTTATCAGGGTCCATGTTTCTAAAATCAAATTCTAACTCACCACCTTTATAATCTTTTGGATCTGATAAAGAAACTGTTACAGAAAGTTTTCTAATTTTACCATGTGATGGATCTCCTTCTTGTTTTTGATAAGGTCTATCCCAACCATCACAATGCCAATCGTAATATTGACCTTTTTCATATTTAGTAAATTGACAAGACTCTGAATAATCCCATTGAAAATTCCAACCGGCACTAGCGTTTGCTGAGTGAACATACGGTTGTATTTCTTTATAAATCCAACGGTCAGACATCCAAACAATATTAGAATCTCTCTTCTCTTTTAAATCTTTTATTTGTTGTTTATTTAATTTTTTACCATTATTAAAACCACCAGTAACTGCCATTTCATCCTGTAATGATTTACCATATTTTACGATTTCATCACAGATCCTAGAGGGAACTGCTGATTTAAAATACCAATAATAATTTGTTAAGTTCATATATCTTTATAAACTTAATATATTTCTTTTTAAGTAATTGTCAATGTTCCAGAAACTGTAAATGTAGCTATCTTATCTCCACCTGGATGTGTTGCTGTTAAATTAGTTCCGGGTGTAACTGCAAAAGTTCTATCACTTGGACCTCTTATAATAACCACTCCTGGTCCACCTGTTCCAGCTTTTCCTCCACCATTTACTTGAGTTCCACCACCTCCACCACCAGTGTTATCTGTACCATTTGCTCCACCTTGCGTAGAATTTGGAATTGTTCCTAATGGTGATCCACCTCCATTTCCACCACCTCCAGCTCCGCCACATCCACCTGATCCAGATGCGTTCATACCACCTCCTCCGCCACCAGCAAAAGAAGTAACTGAAAAAGGAGTTCCACACGCATTAATTGTATTTGGTGCTCCTGCACCACCTTGACCGGCTGTTGCTGATGTAGGTGCTCCTCCATCACCTCCAGCACTAGTTGCTCCACCTCCACCACCACTTGGTGTTGAAAGACCTGGCACTTGTGATGTTCCTCCAGCGTTACCTTGAGGAGGACTCACAGGAGGTGTATTTCCTGCTCCACCAGTTCCATTTAAAACTGCTCCACCCCCAGAACCTCCAGCAAGACCAGGAAGTGTAGGAGAAGCATTATTACCACCTCCACCTCCTCCAGCTGAAGTAATTGTAGAAAAAACTGAATTATTTCCTGACGAACCTCTTACTCCTGAACCATTAATTCCACTTGTTCCTGAAGCAGGATTAATAGCTCCTGCTCCACCAGCTCCAACTGTTACATCGTAAGATGCACCAACTTCAACTGAAGTAAAAGGTAAAGAGGGTGCTTGTAAAGGTGAAGGCCCAAAACCTGAAGCTCTATATCCTCCAGCTCCACCACCAGCTCCTGATCCTCCTCCTCCACCAGCTACTACTAAATAATTTAAACTATAAGATATTACATTTTTAGGCCATGTAGTATTTTTTTGTGCTTGAAATTGACTTTGCATTGACCACACACCACTTGCTTTACTTAATTCTTTTACAATAACAACACCTGAACCACCTGCTGCAGAAGTACCAGGGAAATTCATTGAACCTCCTCCTCCACCACCAGTGTTAGCAGTTCCTGCTACTCCATTTCCACATTCATTTGGACCTGGATTTCCAGCTCCTCCACCTCCAGAGCCACCTGCTCCACCACTTCCACCAGATTGATGGCCTCCGCCACCTCCTCCAGCAAATGTACTACCTGGATTTAATGCACTTGCTGCTCCAGCACCACCGTTTCCAGCAACATTACCGGGTCCTCCATTCCCACCTGCAGCTCCTTTACCACCACCACCGCCGCCTCCATAGCCAGGAGCACCACATCCAGTTCCACCTGGATTACCTTGACCAGAAACACCTGTTCCTGCAGTACCACAATTTTTACCTCCACCACCTCCCCCAGAACCACCTGGACGACCTCCACAAGGATTACCACCTCCACCGCCTCCACCTGTCGCTGTTTGACAAAATGCAGTTGTTGGATTTCCATCATTACCTTGAGGTGAAGGATAAGGTGTTCCTGTTCCTCCAGCACCAATTGTTATAGGGTATGCTGTTGCTCTATTTACTGAGATACAACTAGCTGTTATGAAACCTCCTGCTCCTCCGCCACCACCTTGATTGGTATTACCTGATCCTCCACCTGCAACTAGTTCAGCGGATAAAAGTTGAGTTCCTGGTTGTGTAGTATGACATCCTGTAGATGTTACAGCTGTAACAGTACATTTTCCGAAAGAACTTTTATTAGAAGTTCCTATTACACCACCGTTCAGTGAGCCAGATTTATTTCTTGGCATTGTGTCCTCCTATTCGGACACCCAAGTCGTGCCATTCCAGTTATAAACTGTAGGTGTTTCCGATTCGTCGTTTGATTTAGTTGCTTCCCAACCTTTAGTGTTGTCAGCGTTGTATTTATCTTCGTCCCACTTAATTACATAAAACCAAGTTGGAGGAGAATTTCCATCATTTTCTATAGATGGGTATGTTATTGGTGCTTGCCAATCATCGTTATCATCTAAAGACCATGAAGCATAAGGTTGTGATGTTAAAAATTTATCTTTCGCAGGATCATATATATCTCCAATACCTGCATATTTTTTTCTAAAATTATGATTATAAGAAGTTTGTTTCCAATCTCCACCTTTAAAAAAATCAATACACCACGCTTCTCCATCAACGTGCATGTCATTATCTCCTAGTGGTCCTGCTGCTGTAGAAATATCATTTCCTACCACAACAACTCTTTCTACAATCCAATGAGTATCTGATGTAAATCCTGTCGGATCTGTTTTCTGTTTTATTTCTGCAAAATGTGCCATATTTATACTCCTTTTATCTTATATACAAAATAATTTTGTTATAGTCAATTAAGTGTTAGTCCAAGTGCCTGCTTTTACAAAATCATATACCTCGTTTAAATCCCAAATTCCTGGTGCAGCTGCTTTTCGACCTTGTTCTTTTATAACTACAACACCAGATCCACCACTACCGCCAGATCCTGGATTAGCGTCTCCATCTCCACCGCCACCACCGCCAGTATTAGCTGTACCATTACCACCACCTTGAGCCGGGTGAGTTCTGGATCCAGTTCCACCACCACCTGTTCCTCCAGGAGTTGTAGAGTCTTTATTTCCACCGCCACCACCACCTGCAACTGCAGTTATGGGTGAACCTGGAAAAGTTGAACTTATATCAACACCTGCTCCACCAACAGCTGGAGCACTAGTAAAATCAAATCCTGCTGCGCTAGCACCACCGCCACCGCCACCACCGTGATCACCACCACTTACACCTCCACCTGGATTTCCTTGAGGAGGACTTACTGGAGGAGTATTTCCTGCTCCTCCTGCAGCACAAGCAGAGCTTCCTCCGCCTCCACCACCAGAACCACCAGCATTTCCAACTCTTCCTCCGGGCTCTTGTGATCCACCACCTCCACCACCATGAGAAGTGTATGTGCAAGAACCAACAACAAATGATGTGTTGTTCCCTGAATTACCAACACTGTCTTTTCCAACTCCACTACCTCCACCACCAATAGTAACAGCTCCTAAAGCAGAACTACCGCTAACTGGAATACATGTAAATGATCTATAACCACCAGCTCCACCACCGCCACCTCTTTTTCCAGCACCGCCAGCACCACCTGCAACTACAATAAAGTCTATTTTAGAAGTTACCGCATTGGTTGTAACACCTGAAGGCGTGCTTGAAGTTACAGTTGTAATGATATCAGAAGTTCCAGGTGTAACACCTTGTGTTGGTCCAATTACTCCGCCATTAGCCATAGTCGATTATCTCCTATGCGTCGTCTATAACTTCATATGATATTACTAGATCTAAGTCTGATGCGGCACCTGCTCCACCTTTAAGTACATCTGCCTCCATTAAATATATTGGAGTATCCAATACAACTAATGTAGCATCTGCCGGTACCGAAACTGTTTTTGCTAGAAAAAAAGTTCCTGAAGTGTCAAAGTTTGTAACACCGTCTGATGTGAAGTTAGATTTTGTTATTGATAATGATAAATCTGCTGCGTTTGTTCCGTCAACGTTTGCACATGTAATTCTATTAATTTTTATTAATTTATCAGAAGATACTGTCAGTAAAGTTGTAGTTGTAGTAGCTGTTAAATTAAAACCTACCGACTCACCTTTAATACTGGTTACTGATACTATATTTGGATTTGCCATAATTTACTCCTTTTAGCCGAAAACGATTGCCATTGCAATAGCTTTTCCTGTTGAAATTCCTGCGGTGTCAAAACTTAAAGTCCCAGAACCATTAGTAACTAACGCTTGTCCACTTGTGCCATCGCCAGCTGGAAAAGTTAAAGCATCAATCGTGACTGTTCCAGAGCCTTTTGGCTGTATAGATACACCAATATTAGTGTCTCCACCAGATGCAGTAAGTGTTGGTTTGTTTCCTGTGGCTGCGTTATTGTAAGTTATTTCATTAACTGCGGAACTTGTAGCCGTTAATTTAAATAATTCGTTTCCATTAGTATCTAAAATAGATGTTCCAATTTTAGGCGATGTTAAAGTTTTGTTTGTTAAAGTCTGTGTTCCTGTTAAAGTTACGTCCCCAGAAGGTAATGTATCAATATCAGGATTAGTTCCATCATTTGCAGTTGCGAATACTATAGCGTCACCTTTATTATCTGCTGCAAAAGTAAATGAGTCTCCTGAACCAGATGCATATTTAAATTGTACTGTGTATGCTCCTGAAGTTGAATTTCTTAAAAAATAAAAAGTTTGAACATCTAATGGTATTGTTACTATTTGATTTCCTGTAATAGTTCCTGTGAACTCAATCATCCTGTGAGATAGTTCTGCACCAGTGGATCCATCAGAAACTGCTAATGCAGTTGTTTGAGCTCCACCTGCTATAGATTTAGCAATGTAGCCACCAGAAATTTGTTCAATAAGTTGTAAATTTGTATTTGTTTTTGTACCCCAAGTTCCAGCGTTTTCACCGGTTGCTTGAAGTTCAACACCTAAAGGTGTAAATGTAGATGCCATAAATTATCTCCTATGCAGCGTCACTATAACTTGTATTTGATCCAGTTGCAACATCCGAATATGTATCATTCGATCCTGTCGAAACATCACTATAAGACGTATTTGAGCCAGTGTCAACATCTCCATATGCAAAGATATCAACTGTTCCAATACTAGTAGTGATAGATAAGCTTGTTAATCCAACCTGCATATCAACAGGTGCTATAGCCCCCACACTAGCGCTAAACGACTGACCAGTTAATCCTAAACCTTCTTCTATTGCTAAAGATCCAACAGAAGCTGTAGCGGACTGACCTGTTGGTTGAGCTACTGCTCCACCTAGACCTATAATTGAACCTAAATTAAATTCTGCTTGTTGACCAGATAAAAATACCACATCATTCGGTATTGTAACTGTCCCTAAATTAGAACTAAAAGATTGACCAGAAATCGATACTGTGACATCAACCACAGCTTCAGTAGTCCCTTGTGCTGAAGTTATAGATAAACCAGAAAGAATCGCTGTTTCATTTGGTGCTTTCGCTGTTCCTTGACTTGCGGTAAACGATTGGCCTGTTAGACCAATAGTCATATCGTTAACTGTTAAAGATCCAACAGAGGTTGTTGCAGACTGACCAGTTAGTCCTACCTGCATATCCACTACAGATACTGAACCAATTGAAAACGTTGCTGATATTCCTTCCACCATAACAGGAATAAAAGATTCACCTTGAGAAGATGTAACAGACTGACCACTTAAACCTACAGTCATATCTACAACTGTTAATGATCCTAAACTAGGTGTAATTGAGAAACCTGTTGGAAATATGGTTATGTCTTTAAGTTCGCCCCACTCACCATCGTTCCAAGCTTGTGCACCCCAACCTGTTTTTAAAGTTGTGGCCTCATTCCAATTAGCCTGATTCCAGGTTAACCGGCCCCATCCTGAAGTCACCGACATGGTCGGCCTCCTATGCTAATCTGATTATTGCGTTACTTGCGTCTGCTGCTGGAAACTCTATTTTAAAAGTTCCATTACTTGCTGTCTTATCACCACCAAAAGCTATAATTGCTACAGCATCAGTTGTGCCTGAACCGCCGTCTGTTGTTGTATTATAAATCATTGCACCGTTCGCAGTGAAAGAAGCAGATGAATAAGTTACATCTGAAAAATCCGTAAACGCAGTTGTTGAAGATAGTGATACACCAGAGTTTGTTAAAGTTGCTCCACCTGCAGAATATGCAGATCCTGATGTATTTGATATTTCATTTGATGTTGAATAATCTGTGGTAGCTGCACCTAGAGATGCTGAACTTGTAAACAAAGCAATCTTAAAAGTGTGTCCACCTGAAGATTCAAAACTGTGTTTTCCTTGTAAAAGTTCTTGTTTAAAACTTGAACATATTGCTGATGTTATTGCCATAATAATCTCCTACGGGTTTACTGAGGTTACCGGTATTCGAACAGTGCCATCTGTGTAGTCATCTCTTCGTCTTCTACCGACTTGCTCGTTAGCAAACTTCTGTACCTCTTGTTTATATTTATTTTCATACAAAGTCAACATGTCTATCGGGCCTTTTAAAAACCCATATGCTTCTGATAGACAGCAGTATAACAGTCCATTTGGAAAATTAAGACTGATATAATTAGTATCATTATTTTCTAAAAGATCAGGCATTTTGTTAAAATGCACTCTAAATCTATAAGTGGTGTTTGGAACCGGGGCTACAAATATTCTTCCTGAGTTAGTATCTGCCTCACCTGTAGCACCACCAAACATAGCGTAATATTTAGGTTGACCTTGTGCTGCAGATGTACCTGTTACATCTTGATATTCTTGTAAATAGGTTACGTCTTTTTTCTCTAGCCATCTATTAGCTCCTGTAATTTCTGATCCTGCTGTATCATAAACTTGTATACCTCTTATAAACACGGCTCCTGCAGGGCAGTTTATAGATTCTTGTCCAGCAACAAAATTA